TTTTTATGGAGTCTAATAATTATCCTCATATTGCTTATACCTCTTTAAGATTTTCATCAGAACTGTTTGCTTCAGCACCAGTAAGGTTTTTTAGGGTAAGAGGAAAGCTTATAAAAATACCAGCGGAAGGGAGTGATGTAACTGCACAATATACAATAACAGGAACGACAGTAACCATTCAAAAAACTTCTCATGGTTTATTAGAAAACGATTCAATAATATTTAATACTAGCAGTGGTGCAGGTGTTGAGGGTACATATGTCATTAATAGTGTTGCCGCTGACGGTAATACTTTTACATTTGAAGATCCAGATTATACTGGAGGAAATGTAACCACAAGTAATTGTACATATAAACCTAATCCATATGTTGATAAAGCAAATGGCAGAATAATTTATCCTAACACTTACACTTTTAATGGGACGTTTAAAACAGCAAAAGAATGGACAAGTGATCCAGCATGGATTCTATATGATTTATTAATATATCAAAGCGATAGAACATCACAAGAACAATATGGTGCTGCATTGCCAGAAAGCCAACTTGATCCTTATGCTTTTTATGAGGTTAGTAAATATTGTAATGAGTTGGTAAATGATGGCAATAATAATTCTGAGCCAAGATTTTCATTGAACGTAAATATTCAAAACAGGCGTGACGCTTTAACAGTTATAAAAGACCTTTGTTCTGTTATGAGAGTTATGCCTTTTTATCAAGAAGGTGAAATAAAAATAAAACAAGACGCACCTAAAAATTTTGCAAATCCAACTGAGATTACGCATGATTATATTTTTAACAATGCAAATGTAGTTAATGGCGATTTTACTTATTCTGGCAGTTCTAACAAAACAAGATTTAACGTAATAAATGTTTCTTATTTTGATTTAGAAACTCAAGGAATAGATTATGTGACTGTTAAAGACGAAGCTTCAGAAGAAAAATATGGAACAAGAATAAAAACTATAAACAGTTTTGCAACTACATCAAGAGGACAAGCACAGAGAGCAGGGAAATGGTTTTTAAGAACTCAACAAAATACTACTGAAACAGTTGTTTTTGAAACAAATATTGCTGCTGGTTCAATTTTAACTTTAGGTGACTTAATAGGTATTTCAGATCGGGTAAAAGCTTCTAGTCTTACAAATGTACGACAAGGAGGTTTAGTAAAAGCTTCAACGGTTGGACAAGTTACAATTGATAATACTGCATCAACAAATCTTTTTAATAGGGTCAATAATCCTACTATTAGTTGTCTTATGCCTAATGGAACGGTAGAGACAAGAGCTATAGATGAGTATGTAGACGGTGGAAGTATTATTAAAGTCGCCCCAAACTTTACATCTGAACCTGTTATTAATAGTCCTTTTATATTAGAAAAACCAAGTTTTGAAGTTGCAACTTACAAGACAGTTAACATAAAAGAAACCACAAAAAAAACATATGTTATTACTGCTGTTAATTATGATAGAAATAAATATGCTGCAATCGAAAATGGCGAATTATTACCTGCAAAAAATATAAACGTTTTAAGGAGTATTTTACCAGCCCCAGTTATTTCTACTAATGGTATTAAAGAATCAATTATTGTTGTAAGAAATCAAGCTGTACCTAAATTATTTATTGATTGGGAACCTGTTGATGGTGCTGCAACATATCACCTTACTTATATAAAAGATGATGAAAATCCAATATCTGAATATATAACAAATTCAGAAAAAGAAATCTTACCATCTGAGGCTGGTACTTATAAAATTACAATCAGAGCTATAAATGCAGATGGTCAACCAAGCAAACCAACTGAAACTTCGGTTGTATGTTTAGGTTTAACTGATCCACCTGAAACCCCTACTAATTTTGAAATTGAAACTATTAGCAATGAAACAGTCAGATTAAGTTGGACTAAGAGTACAAGTCTTGATGTCATACATGGTGGAAGTTGTGTTATAAGGCACTCTCCATTAGCCCTGGCTCAAACAACATTCAATAATTCAACTGAAATTACAGCTAATATAGATGGTGCAACTACTGAAATTAATGTTCCAGCATATACAGGAACTTATAGTATAAAATTTAAAGATTTAGTAAATCAACTTTCTCTTACTGAAGCAAAGGTAGAACTTACTTTACCTGAAAAAGATGAACAATTATTAATTAAGAGTGTTAGGGAGGAAACTGCTTTTAGTGGAACCAAAACTAATGTAAAGGTTGAGAATAATGCTTTGCAGATTGAAAACCTTTCAAGTTCTTTGAGCGGATCATATCAATTTGCTCTTTTTGATCTTGAGAATATTTATACAGGAATAAGAATTGCTAGACATATTGTAGGTGAAGGATTTGATGTATCAGATCAGTTTGATTCAATTCCAGATGTAGATTTAGTGCTTGATATTGATGGTGGTGGAAGTGACAAAGTTGGATCAAATTTAACTTTACAATTTTCAAATGATAATTCTTCTTATAACCCACCTACTCCTCAAAAAGTTTTTAATGCTTATTTTCGAGGAAGATATTTTAAGTTTGTGACTAATCTATTTACATCAAGTACAAATGACAATTTAAAATTAACACAATTAGGTTTTGATGTTTTTTTTCAAGTTAGAACAGAAAGAAATCATAGAGTTTTAGATGGTAGCGGTAATCCTACAACTACAAAAGGTTATGGTACATTGCAGTCTGGTACGTCTGCTAGTGGATTAAATGTTTATTATGCTAATCCATTTTTCACAGGAACAGTTGCTTTAAATGGTTCGACTACAGCTTTTATGCCATCAATTGCCATTACCCCTTATAATGCTGGCTCTGATGTAAGATTTGATATTTCTGCTGAAACAAGAGAAAAATTTAATATTATATTTAAAGATTCATCAAATAATCCTCAAGATGTGAAATTTGCATTTCAGGCGGTAGGATATGGAAAAGGACTTTAATTAAATGTCAAGACCAAACACGACAGGAAAAGAAACTGCTAATAAATATAATACAGATAATGGTACTGGTGCAGTTGTTAGAGGTGCATTAAATGACATAATTGATGCGTTAAGAACAATTAATAGTGATACTGGTGATCCAACAGGAAATGAAAATGTTGTCACATATCAACCACACATAAATACTTATACAAATGAATTAAAAATAGCAACTGCTGTTACTTCTGGTGGTGTCCCAACGTTTACTACAATCGGAAATATAACACAGAATAATTTAGGATTACTTCCATTAACAGGAGGTACTCTTACAGGACCTTTAAGTGCAGCTGCTGGAACAAAATTACTTCCATCATTACATTTCGGAGATAGTACTTCAGGTTTATTTAGAAAAGGTTCCAATCAAATTGGTTTAGCTTTTGCAGAAGCAGAAACAACTGTTTTTGACCAACACGGAATAACCTTACAAAATCAAAAATCAATACGTTTTTCTGAACCAACAAGTGCAGCTACAAGTAATGCTGTTCAATACGTAGAAATGAAAGCACCCGCAGCTTTAGCTACAAATTTAACTTTAACTTTACCATCTACCGCACCTGTCGCTGGATATGCTCTTATTTCAACTGATACAAGTGGTAGTTTGAGCTGGGGTCTTGCCGGTGGTGGGGCAAAGGGTGCTAGTACAGATGAAATATTTTGGGAAAATGACCAAACAGTAACAACGAGTTACTCAATCTCAACAGGAAAAAACGCAGGAAGTTTTGGTCCTATAGAAATTCAAAGCGGAGTAACCGTTACAGTTGGTAGTGGACAAACATGGACTGTAGTATAGAAATGCGTATAATAAATTTATGAGTCAGCTAAAAGTAGACAGCATAATACCTAGAACAGGTGTTGCCACTGGTCAGGGTGGTGGTGTTGTACAGGTTATAACAAAGTCATTTAATACGTTAGTATCAACAACTCTTACATCTTATGCAGAAGTTTCATCATCATTTAGAGCCACTATCGTACCAAAAAATGCCAATAATAAGATAATCATTATTGTTAATTTTGGTAACGTGTCTTCTCTTGGCAACACAACCAGTTTTCGTATCTATAAAAATGGAACGACTTTTGTAAATGAGCCTAATTCAACAACAGATAATAAAAACGGTAATGCTGCTGTTTATGCTACCGAATACATGAACCCAACGACAATAATCGTGTCAGAAAAAGCTGGTAATACAGATAGTAGATATTATTCACCTTTCTATAGAATAAATTCTGATACTATATCAGGGGGAGGATCAGGAATAACAACTATAAATACTTACAGATTAAATAATGAGTGGAGAACAACTTCACATATTACACTTTTTGAGGTTTCAGGAGAAGAATAATGTTAGATCATGAAGCAATATATAAAGCGTACCCTGGAAAGGTTGTACGTATTGATGATACCCAAGGTGCTTACAATGCAAGTGGTCAATTAATTTCTTTAGATCAGACATTAATTGATGCTGCAAGAGTAGAACTTGATAAACTAAAGTATCAAACAGAAAGAACTTTTAGTGGTTCTACAACTTATGCTCCAACAGGGACGCAAATGGCAATGATTTATGATGATATTATTGCTGGTAAATTAGATGCAACTGGTAGTTTTGCTGCCCACAACAAAGCCGTTAAAGACGCAAATCCAAAACCTAGTTAATTATGAGTACATTAGCAGTCGGCACAATTAAAAGCATCTCATCTGCTGCACCAGTATTTCAAAATACGAGTGGAACGGAAAAAGGACAACTTTGCAAAGCTTGGATAACTTTTGATGGCAAAACTGTTACTTCATCTACCAATATGGATGGAGTTCTTGATTCTTTTAATATCTCATCAATAACTGATAGTGCTGTTGGAAAATATACAATTACTTTTACCAATCAGATGGCAAATGCAAACTATGCAGTAGTAGCTTGTAATGGAAGAACAATAACTACTAATGCTGAAAATCCTTTTATTCTTGTTGTTAATCAACATGAAACGGATGGGTTAAAAAGCACTACAGGTTTTAAAATTGATTCTCTTGGAACTGGTAATTATATAAACTTTGCAGATGCACAAGATGCAAGTGTTGCTGTTTTTGGAGATTAATTATGTCAACACTTAAAGTCAACACAATACAAGATGCATCAGGGAATAATCCCTCTACAGCAGCACAAATCGCACAGGGTAGAGCAAAAGCGTGGTTAAATTTTAACGGAACTACTGTTACAAGCAGTAATGATCTTACTGGAGTAAGAGATTATTTTAATATTTCCTCCGTAGTTGATAAAGCTGTTGGAGATTATGAAGTTAATTTTGCAACTAATATGTCAAATACAAATTATGTAGTTACTGGAAATAGTAATCTTGGATCTAATGCACAGTTTACTACAGTTTATATTCATGCCAAAACTACTAGCCCATACACTCAAGATCCCACAGTTTCAACATTTAGAATTGTTACCGGCACTACATCTGTTATACAAGATCCAACTCAAGTTGCTATTGCTGTTTTTGGTGATTAATATTTTATAAGATATACTAAAAGAAAAACTTATGGCAAATTCTGACACACGATTTATTTACCAAAATGATGATGGTTCTATCAGTATTGTTTGTCCGACAGATAATTGTGGTTTAACTTTAGATCAAATAAAAGCAAAAGATTGCCCTAGTGGTAAGACAGTTTATACTGTAGATAAATCTGCAATTCCTACAGATAGGAGTTTTAGAAACGCTTGGACTTATACGGAGTAAACTATGGGATTTGGCGTGGATATGGCAAAAGCCAGAGAAATACATAAGAATAATATTCGTGCTTCAAGAGAAGAGAAGTTTAAAGAACTTGATGTTGAATTTACAAAAGCTTTAGAAGCAGGAACAAGTACAACTGATATAGCAGCAAAAAGACAAGCGTTAAGAGATGCACCTGCTGATTCTGGTATATCTTCAGCAGCAGATGAAGCGGCATTAAAAGCACAATGGAATACAGCTATTCTCGGTACTTCACCTTATAGCTAATGGCTGTCATTCCCGGAAAAAAGAATTTTACTGTTCAACGAAGAGCAGATTTTCCTTTACGTTTAACTTTTAAAGATTCTACAGGATCTGCAATAAATCTTACTGGATTTACTGTTGCTGCAATGGTTTACGATGATTCACGAACCACAAAATATGCTGATTTTACAGTGGCCTATACAAATAGAGCATCAGGAATTGTTGATATTTCTCTTTCTGATACTGATACTGCAAATTTTACGCCTGAAATTTTAAAATATGATGTATTACTAACAGATGGATCGGGCAACAAAGAATATTATTTAGAAGGTACACTATTTATAAGTGAAGGTTACACAGCATGAGCAATCCTAATCAAGTTGTCGTTAGTCAGGTAAATGACGTTACTACTGTTGAGATCACAACAGCAGGACCTCAAGGTGAAACTGGAGCACAAGGTCCTCAAGGAATAGGTTCTGCGACTGTAAGTATTGGTACAACAACTACAGGAAATGCTGGAAGTAGTGCTGCTGTTAGTAATACTGGAACGAACACGGCAGCAGTTTTAAATTTTACAATTCCAAGAGGTAACACAGGAACTACTGGAGCACAAGGAATCCAAGGAGAAACTGGTGCAACTGGTGCAACTGGACCCACAGGTCCGCAAGGTGCTACAGGACCTCAAGGAAATCAGGGTATTCAGGGTGCTACAGGTCCGCAAGGTGATACAGGAAATACAGGAGATACTGGTTCTCAAGGTATTCAGGGTATACAAGGCGCACAAGGACCTACAGGTAATCAAGGACCTACAGGTAATAGTGGAGCATTTGGAGGGGCAACATTTGAATATCAATTTAATACTTCTACAACTGATGCGGATCCAGGTAACGGTAAATTAGGTCTTAATAACAGCACTTTGCAAAACGCAACAGTTTTATTTATAGATGATACAGATAAAAACAGTACAGATATACAGCCATTTTTAAGGACTATAGATGACTCAACTTCTACCATAAAAGGTCATTTTAAAATTAGCGAAGAAAGCGATCCAGATAATTTTAGGTTATATACAATTTCTGCTGCAACAGAGGCTACTGGTTATCACAAAGTAACTTGTGCTTATGTTTCTGGCGATGCAAGTTTTAGTAGTAATGAAAATCTAGTCATTACATTTGCACGAACTGGAGATAAAGGCGACACTGGAGCACAAGGACCACAAGGTGATCAAGGAATACAGGGAATACAAGGAATACAGGGAATACAGGGTACAGCAGGTACTAATGGAACTAATGGAACTAATGGAACTAATGGAACAGATGGTAAAACTGTATTAAACGGAACAAGTGCTCCAAGTTCTTCAGATGGTGTTGTTGGTGATTTCTTTATAGATACAAACAATAACAATATATATGGTCCAAAAACTGGTTCAGGATGGGGTAGTGCTAGCTCTTTAGTTGGACCTCAGGGTACTCAAGGTGTTCAAGGTAATCAAGGTACGGCAGGTAATGACGGTGCTGACGGTTCAGATGGTGCCGCTGCAACTATTTCGGTTGGAAGTACGACCACAGGAAATGCCGGTACAAATGCTTCAGTATCAAATTCAGGTTCTTCTAGTGCAGCTACATTTAACTTTACTATTCCACGAGGAGCTACAGGAGACACGGGAGCTACAGGAGCCACAGGAGCCACTGGATCTGCTGCAACTATAAGTGTTGGTACGGTTTCCACTGGAGCGACAGGTTCTAGTGCTACTGTTACCAATTCAGGTTCATCTAGTGCTGCTACATTTGACTTTAGTATTCCTAGAGGGGCAACTGGAGCGCAAGGGCCAGCAGGTGCGGATGGTGCAATTAGTGATGGAGATAAGGGAGATATATCTGTTAGTAATTCTGGAGCTACTTTTACAATAGATACTGGAGTCGTATCAACTACAAAAATAGCAGATGACGCTGTAACTTATGCCAAGATGCAGAATGTGTCAGCAACAAACAGGATTTTAGGAAGAGATTCTAGTGGTGCAGGGGTTGTAGAAGAGATAACACCAGCAAATTTACGCACCATGATAAATGTAGAAGATGGTGCTACTGCTGACCAAACAGATGCTGAGATTAAGACTGCATACGAAAATAATTCTGATACCAATGCTTTTACAGATGCAGAAAAAACTAAATTATCAGGTGTAGAAGCTAACGCAACTGCTGATCAGACAGATGAAGAAATACAAGATATTGTTGGGGCTATGCTTACAGGTAATACTGAATCAGGTATTACAGTAACGTACCAAGATGCAGACGGGACTATTGATTTTTCTGTAGCATCACAGACTGATGAAAACTTTACGACAGCAGATCATTCAAAACTTGATGGGATAGAGAGTAATGCCACTGCTGACCAAACTGGTGCGGAGATCAAAAGTTTATACGAAGGTGAAAGCGATACAAATGCTTTTACAAATGCTGATCACACTAAGCTAGATGGCATAGAAGCTAGTGCAGATGTAACGGATGCAACTAATGTTGCTAGTGCTGGCGCTGTTATGGATGGTGATTTTACATCCAATGGCTTTATGAAACGTACTGGTGCTGGGAGTTATACAGTTGATACAAATACATATTTAACTTCTGTTCCTTCTGGTTATCTCCAAAACGTTAGTGAAGATAGTTCTCCTCAACTAGGAGCTAATTTAGATGTTCAGACTAATGAAATAACTACAAGTACTTCTAACGGCAATATTAAACTTAATCCTAATGGCACAGGTGTTGTAGAAGTAAAAGGTGATGGTAGCAGTGCAGATGGTACTATCCAATTAAACTGCTCACAAAATAGTCATGGTATAAAATTAAAATCCCCACCTCATAGTGCAGGTGCTAGTTATACTCTTACATTTCCTAACACCGATGGTTCTGCTAACCAAGTTTTAAAAACTGATGGATCAGGTGGCCTTGATTGGGTTGATCAAACTACAGACACAAACACACAATTATCTAACGCAGAAGTTAGAACTGCTGTTGAGGCAGCATCTGACAGTAATGTGTTTACTGACGCAGATCATTCTAAATTAAACGCTATTGAAGCTAGTGCTACAGCCGATCAAACTGCTAGTGAAATAAAAACTCTTTTACAATCTGATAAATTAACAGTTAATGAGATAGCAGATGATGCTGTAACGGCTGATAAACTAGCCAACTCTATCAATACAGAAATAACTGCTAATACAGCTAAAACATCTAATGCTACACATACAGGTGAAGTAACAGGGTCAACTGCTTTAACTATTGCAGATAACGTAGTTGATGAAGCAAATTTAAAAGTAAGTAATACACCTACTAATGGTTATGTATTAACTGCTCAATCAGGTAATACTGGAGGGTTGACTTGGGCTGCTGCATCGAGTGGAGGAGGTTTAAGTTCTGATGCTCAAAACAACACAGTAGGAGGAACAAACGCAGGGGATAGTTTTAGTGGTACTAATGCAGTTAACAACACATTAATTGGATACAACGCTGGTACTGCAGTTACAACAGGAGATTCTTCAACTTGTATAGGTTATGAGGCTGGTAAATCTATTACTACTGGTAATGCAAATGCTCATTTTGGATACCAAGCCGGTGAAAGTATTTCGACAACCGGATATACAACATTTGTAGGCTACCAAGCGGGCAAATCAAATACTGCTAACTGGAACGTTGCAATAGGTGGCGAAGCTTTAAAGGATTGTACTTCTGCAACAGGAATAACTGCTGTGGGAGGAATGGCTGCTGCTAACGTAACCACTGGAAATTACACAACTGCCGTGGGTTATGAGGCTTGTAAAGCTACAAAGGATTCTTATGAAAATACAGGTATAGGTTATAACGCATTAAAAAATGCTGATAATGCTGGTGGAGATTATACATTTTTTGGATCGTGGAATACTGCTGTAGGTGCTTTTGCTGGTGCTTCGCTCACAACTTCTTATGCCAACACATTGATAGGAAATAAATCTGGTGACAGCCTTACTACAGGGTTCCATAATACCTGTATAGGTCGTGACGCTGGCGAAACTTTAATTACTCAGTCTTACAATGTGCATATAGGTTCTGGTTGTGGTCAATATACCAGTGGCGGAAGTAATATACTTCTCCCCCTCT